CGTATCTAAAATTAGTTAGTGTTGATTGAAGTGTTCCAAGTATTGTTGCTACCTCTGCCTTACGTTTTAAATCTTCAAAGGTGTCTGTGCTTCTAACAACTATCTCGGAAAGGTTACATGTCTGTGCAGACCTTAAGATTATTTCAGAGCATGGATTAGTTCCAAACGAATGATCACTTTCTCTGCGTCCGTTCTTAGCGGCCTGATTCTTTGAAGCTACCCTAGAAAAAATACCACGCTCACCAGCTTTAGATTTGTATAAGCTTAACCATTCTTCTAAGAATGTTTCGAACTCTGGTCTTTCCGTGTAAACTGCGCTATTATTCGCAAGCGCACGTTGTCCATTAGTTTCCCACCAATTACCAGACTTAGCATGACGCATCCGATCATCACTAAGATTAGACAAACTAATAAGCGCACTCCTCCGCACACCCCCGACAACAACAATCTCTGCAATTTTGCATACAATATCATGGCATTCTATACTCGTAAGTTTCCGTCCAGCAGCATTTTTAAAAGTGGTAACAGTGAAATGAAACAAAGCAACAAGAGGATCAGGTCCAGATGAACGTCCTCCAAAAGTTTTGAGCCTCGCACCTTTCGGACGTAGACCTGTAACATCCCACGAAGGTATCTGACCCGAATACAAAAGGCTAACCAACTCACGGTAAGCTTTAGCCCAACCGATTTTCGAATCTCGGACAACGATTGTAGTATCTGTTTCATGGAACTCCTCCGCTACTTCTGGTAGTTTATTTACTGCTTGCCTTTCAACTGAAAACCCTACGCCTGTGCCGCACATTAGAACATAAAGTATTTCATCAAAAACTCTTATGTGATCTACTGCAATATACGAGCAGTTAAATCCAGCCATGTTATCTCTGTCTAGTGCTTCTCCTGCTGTCATAAGACAACGCATAGACGGCATAACTTCTAAATTATAAATAGAATCATACAATAACTTTGCTGTCTTATCGTCTATCTGATCTCGACCTTTCCAAAAATCTACATACCTTTGAACTGTTTCTTCCCAAGTCTCTCGTCTATTATCTTCTTCACGCCACCGAGCATAGCGTGATTTATGTATATACTCTTGATACGAATTCATCATTCTATAATGTCTCTCTCTAGTTGTTGTTTAATGTTTTTATTTTCTTTGCGTCTTAACATTTTAAGTTTAGTAATAGATTCAATCTTATTATGTTTTTTCTTTCTATCAAATCTACTGCGCCTTTCGTCTTTTCTATCCATAACCTTTCTCATTTAGTTCTATAAGTTTATTTAAATACCAAATAGCCTTCCGAGCATCCTCAACTGGCTTATGCTTTTCAAATAGTCTACTGCCCGTGTATTTTAGGATGTTGCCGTGACAATAATCAATAGCTCCTTGCCTGCCAAGAACATCTATAA